CAGAACCCCGAACAGCCGCAACCGCAGGGCCTGAAGGGTAAAAATCCTGAAGAAATGATGTCCGTCGAGCGTATGAAGATGGCCGAGCTTCAGATGAAGCATCAGGATAGCGAGATGGACAATCGCAATCGCGCCGCCGACCGCGAGTCCAGAGAGCGTCTTGCTCTCCTGAAGCTCATCAAGGAAGTGGCGGAGAACCCCGAAGCGGTAACCGCCATTAACGAGATGATATCGCCCGAGATGATGAGAAAGCTTGAAGGAGAGGGCTAATGGCCGGTTCCCGCATCGACGCTGCCATGAGGCTGGTGCATGTCCATAGGAAGCTTGGCGGAAGGCTTATTCAGGACAAGTACCCTTCTCACTACATGCCCGGCGTTGGTAGACAGGTGGCGGGAGCATATGCCACGAAGGGCTTTGTGGACGAGGAACCCGTTGCCGAATCCACCGAGACCGTCTACGACCCCATGGGCAACGAAGGTTTTGCAAACCGTGCCGAAAGGCAGGCAAGGGACTTCGCTAACTTTCTAATGGTTAAAGGTGGCCAAGTACGGCCCCTAGAGCCTTCCTCTCCCACCCGCGCTGCTGGCGGACGCACTGGCTACGCCAACGAAGGCGCAGTCCGGGATCCGGATGATCCGCGCCAGTGGCTCGAATTTGGTAGCAGCAAAGAAGGTGATGTCCCGACAGGATTACCGCTTGGGCAAGTGGCAATTAAAAGCAATGTCGTTCCTGTGGCAGAAGGCATTGCCGATGCGTTTAAACTTGGAAATCAAGCATACGCAGGCGAGCTTCCTCCCGACTATTTTAAATCAGACGAGGGAATCGGTCGCGCATTCAATGCTGCCGCTACCCCGATGCTCGGCAGTTTCGGTTTAAGCCACGCTGTCGGGCCTGCGGTGAACGCTGGCGAAACAATGCTCGGTATGTCCGTCAAGCCGAAGGGCGGTAATTGGCTCAAAGGCAGCATTGAACGAGAAACCAAAGGTGTAAAATCCGGCCTTAATCCTGAACAAGTAAAATGGGAAAATGAGCATTACGCGCTTGAAGCATCCGACTCTGTTCGTTATCCTGAACAGGCGGCACAAGCAAACGCGCAGATTCAGCGCAATAATACTAATTTGGCTCTTGACAACTGGATCGATAAAAAACTTAACAAATATGTTCAGAATGAACTTGCTACGCCAGAAGACCCAATTCGTCTGCTTGCCGAACGAGGCATTCTTCATATCGCTCCAGAGAATTTGTACACATCATTTAGAAACGTTCCTGGACAAACAAGGGTCGCCGAATCTCAAGCTGCTAAAGCTTGGGAAGATGTTGCAGACAAAGCCATAACGACGTTCCCAGCAGAAGAATACACGGGAAGTGGCTGGAATTTTACTCGCGACAACCAAACTAAAATACAAAAAGAAAACCCTTGGCTTGAAAACCTACCCGGAGAAACACCAATTTACGCAGTTGACTCTCATAGGGGCATAACTGAATACCTCGGATTCGATCATCTTAAAGACGAGCTTTTCAATGCGACTCGCCACGACAGCGATTTACCTGCCAATCTGCGCTTGACGCCCGAGAAACTTGACAAGGTTTCGGTTCCGCAGGCGGTCGAGCTTGTTGCGAAGATTAACAAATGGCGAGAAGAGTCAGCAGCAAAAGCTCTTAGCAAAAATTCTGAGAACGAGGCGACACACCTTGTCAAGGATTATCCTGATCAAGGCTACAAATGGGTTGAGTTGAAGAACCCAACAAATATGGCAGAAGATGCGCTGAGTCGTCTTTCAGCGAAAGACAAGGCGCTTTATCAACGTTACATTGATTCAGGGGATACGCCGCACGATGCTCTTTTAGGGGTAATTGGCGATTATGGCACAAGCCCAAGCCTCAAAGAAGCGTTGAAATACGAAGGCGAAGTAATGCGCCATTGCGTTGGCGCATATTGCGACGATGTTGCTCGAGGCGACTCACGTATCTTTTCTTTGCGAGATGCAAAAGGCGAGCCTCATGTCACGATTGAGACCGGAAAGCCACAGCACCTTGATGGTGTCGGAAATGCTGTGAATGCAATTGAACCCGGCCTCTGGGAAAAAATGGTTAAACAGGGAGCGCATTCAGACACTTTTGAGTGGCTGAAACAAAACCGTCCTGATGTTTACGAAAAAATGACGCAAGAAGGAATTATTCAGGTCAAAGGCAAAGGGAATATGAAACCAAAGGACGAATACATTCCGTTCGTCCAGGATTTCGTCCGCGCAAGGGAATGGGGAAAGATCGGCGACAGCCGAAACATTGACATGGCGCGCATCACAAAGCCTGTCAAAATTAGCGACAACCTCGAGATTCCTCCCGGCTATTACACACAGCAAGATGTGAAAAATTTGCTGGCGGAAAAAGGTTTGTCCGAGCAAATCCCTTGGGATCTCCTTTACAGCAAGCTTCGGCACTACGACTCAGACTTTGCTCGTGGCGGCATCGTTGACGATACCATGGCTGTTGCCCGCACCGTTGGCGGACGCATTGGATATGCCAATGAAGGCGCAGTTCGTGATCCTAATGATCCGTTGGGCGGGTTAGCGCAAGACGCCAACAATCCAAATCAATGGCTGCAGTTTGGCGGGCAAGATCAAGGAGAGGCTCCGAAAGGTGTCCCGATCAGCGAAGAATCGTCTGCCGTCCTCAAACCAATGGGTGTCGATCTCCCGCAAGAAGCAAAAACTCCGCTCATCGCAAGAGCGCAGTCTGTCGCTCGTTTAGTCAATTCCGACCAAGGGATTGCGCCTGATTCGGATTCTTCATTCGCAAACTTTATCCCAAGAGACAACCCACAACGAAGCAAAAATTTTGATGAATGGTTTGGAGACAGTTTAGTAAAGAATAAAGACGGCACCCCAAAAACGGTTTATCATGGAACAAGTTCTGATTTTAGCGTTTTCCGACCAAGCTCGACTGGAGAATTTGGACCGGGAATTTACGCGACAGACCTTGCAGACGAAGCGTCTTCGTATGCGGGAACCCATCCTGAAGGAACTGGGCAGAATGTTATGCCGGTTCACATTAGGATGGAACAGCCTTTTGTCGCTAAAGACCCCTCCGAGTTTTGGGAGAAGTTTGGTGGGAAAACAGACGCTGACGCAATACAAAACGCCAGAAAGGCAGGCTATGATGGCGTTATAATCGAGCGTCCGTACACAATTTACGATGAGAAAAGAAAACAATTTTACCCAACGGGTCGAAACCACACACACTACGTTGTTTTTGACCCGGGCCAGATTAAATCCGCCATTGGAAACATTGGTAATTTTAGTCTAAAAGATTTGGACATTAATAAAAACAAAGGCGGCAAGGTTGAAGCCGTCAGAAAGGGTCTGCCCGAGAGAGCGAGGGGTGGATCTATCGTCGACAAAGCTCTCATGTTAAAATCGCCTTCCGGCTCGTCGCTGCACGAAGCCATCAGAATCGCCAAGCAGCACCGGGGGACGCCCCGTAAATCCTAGGAGAGACCCAATGCATGGTATGGCGAAATCAGCGCGGAACGCGCTTAAAAGCAAGGCTCGCCGCATGGCGACCGGCTCTAACGAGAAAGTAGATTCGTCCAACTGGACGTCAGCGGAGCCCCTGAACACGACCGCCAAGACCGGCATGCGCCCGATTTCGCGCCGCGCCTTCAAGGCAGGTGGCAAGGTCGTGGCCAAGGACGATAGCGCTGCGAACCCGGCCCGCGCAGACAAGGTCTCGCGCAACGCTAAGCAGTTTGCCGACGCTAAGGTCAACCGCAACGTCAAGGACGCTAACGAAGAGCGTCCCGGCATCAAGCATGTTGGTGGTCTCAAGACCGGCGGTCGTGCAAAGAAGATGCTTGGTGGCCTCATGGCGGGCGACGAGCGCGCCAACATGGTCAGCCCCGATCGTTTCAAGTTTACCGGCGCTTCGGGCGTTCCTCGCAAATCGGGTGGCAAGGCCAAAAAGCACGACGACGTGAAGGAAGACAAGGCGCTCATCAAGAAGATGGTGAAGCCTGCCGCCCGCACCGGCAAGGAAATTGGTGGAGCTTTGGCTAATTTTAGCCCCCTTGCCATGGGTCTTAACGCCCTTCGTGGAAAAGACGACAAGGACGAAAAGAAGCGTGGTGGTCGTACCGGCAAGAAGGAAGGTGGCTTCCTCCGCACCCTTGGCGACCGCGTAGCTGGCGACTTGGCGTCCGACGAGGCCATGAAGATCAAAGACAAGATCATGGGTTCCCTTAGTGGCGACAACTACAAGAAGGGTGGCCGCACCAAGAGGGAAGACGGTGGTTTGGCGATGCAAAAGCTTCGCAACATTGCTCGGGACACTGACCCCCGCGACACGGTTAAGCCACAACGCAGAGTTGACCTTTCCGATTTCACCGACTCAATGGCTCATAACCCCGACATGGGTGAAATGCCGGGAAAGTGGGTTCCTGCTAAGCCTAAAAACATTATGGGCAACAAGAAAGGTGGCCGAGTTAAGAGGGCTACTGGTGGTGGTACTTTCTCGGGTTCTGGCTACCCCGGAAAGGTTCCCGGCGTAGTTGGTGGTCGCGTCGCCAAGGCTCTTGGTGGCGAAACGCAGCCCAAGAAGGCTGCTAAGGGCAACACCGCCATCACCATCAACATCGCTCCCGGTGGTGGCAAGCCCGGCGACATGCCCCCCGGCATGCCTCCTAAGGGCGCTCCTCCAACCCTCCCGATGCCCGCTGGCATGCCCCCCGGTATGCCTATGGGTGCGCCTCCCGGCCCTCCTCCCGGCCCGATGGCGGGTCCCCCGCCCGGCATGCCCCCTGCTGGTGCTGGCGGCCCCCCTCCTCGTTTGCCACCCGAAATGATGATGGGTCGCAAAGCCGGTGGGCGAGTCTATCGTTCCTACAAGGACATGGATGCTGGTGCAGGGTCCGGTCTTGGTCGTCTAGAGAAGACCGAGATCCAAGCGCACAAGCCCCGCAAGTCGGGCGGGCGCACCTATCGCTCTTATAAGGACATGGACGCGGGGGCAGGATCTGGCAAAGGACGTCTCGAAAAGACCGAAATCCAGAGCCACAAGTGAGTTCGCTGGGGTTCTGCCCTTCCCCCTAATCCCAGCGTTCTGGTGGGGTGCTTTCCCTCTCTTTGGCACCCCACCTTTCCATCTTTCAAGAGAGCATGGAGGGTGAATGCAAACATTCAATAGTCTCTTTGAACACGAACTCTCGAAGGTCATCAATGAGGAAATTGAAGAGCTTCGAAACCGCCTAGAAACCAATACGTACTCGGAAATTGGGCAGTTCAAGTACGTGATGGGACAAATCAGTGCGTTGCGAAACGTACAAAAAGAACTGATCGGTATGGCTAAAGAAGCTGCAGATCAGTCCAACCGCTAAAGAGAGGGTTATATAATGCCGCCAATGCTAATGGCTCATGAAGTCGATCCGAAGGATAAGCTCCTCGAAGAGATCGGCGATCTTTCGAACATTGAAATCTTCAACAATCAGGTCCTTGTGGCGGTTTACATCCGCCCACAAAAGACGAAGAGTGGCATCTTCTTGTCGGACAAGACTACCGACGAAGACCGATACCAGTCGAAAGTAGGTCTGATTATTAAGATGGGTAGTTCCGCATTCAAAGATCCCACTGGTGCTTGGTTTAACGGCGTAAAGTTCAACATGAACGATTGGGCGGTGTTTCGTCCTTCGGATGGCTGGAGCATCACCGTTAACAACGTTCTTTGTCGGATCATTGACGACATCAACGTTCGTGGTCGCGTAGACCAACCAGACCGTGTGTGGTGAGGTAAATCATGTCAGATGAAAAGAACGAAATCGAACTTGAAATCGAGACCAACGAATCTCAAGAAGATTCCGAAATTAAAGTGGAGACCGAGGAAGAAGCCCCGGTAGCCAAAAAGTCCTCCGTATCCCTTGACGACGGTGTGGAGGAGCTTCGTGCGCAACTCACCAAGGAGCGTAACGCGAGGCTAGATGCTGAGAAGATGGCGAGAGAGGCGTCCAGTCGCGAAGTGCAAGCTCGCAGCGAAGTGGACGACACCAACATGCAACTCCTTAACGGGGCGATAAGCGACGTTAAGCGCGAGAACCTCTGGTACAAGGGCGCTATTCGCGATGCCCTTGCGAACGGCGACTACGAAAAGGCGGCGGAATACAACGAGGCCGTCGCCACCAACGTGGGTAAGCTGATGCGTCTTGAAGAGGGTAAAGCCTCTTTCGAGACTCGCCCGAAAGTAGAACCAATGGCGAGGTCCAACGACCCCGTCGAGGCTTTTGCATCTCAGCTTTCGCCTCGTTCGGCGGAGTGGATTCGTAACAACCCTGATTTTGTTACGGATCCTCGCCTCAATCGCAAGATGATTGCGGCGCACGAAATGGCGATGGCGGATGGTATGAAAGCCGACACTACGGAGTACTTCGAGTATATCGAGGATACTCTTAAAGTCAGCAAGAACCGTCCGGACCCAGCGATCCAAAGAGAAGATTCGGCAATGTCGTCGGCGGCGAGTCCTACCCAGCGTCGTGCTGCACCTCCTGCGGCTCCGGTGTCGAGGACTTCTTCTCCCACCGCTCCGGGTCGTCCTATCGTTAGGCTTAACTCCGCCGAACGCGAGATGGCCCAGATGATGGGGATGTCGGACCAAGAATATGCCAAGAACAAGCTGCTTCTCATCAAAGAAGGCAAGCTCCCTAACTAAGGATGAACGTCATGACTGCAATGGAAAAGGCAAAGCTTACCCGCCCCGACATGAGGGGTGCAATGACCAACGAGGAAGATCCTCGCGCTAGGGCGGCTAGACGCGCCGCCGAAGTTCGTGGCCATATTGGCAACATGGATGATGGCACCGACATCTTCGCCATTCCCCCAGCCCCCGCTGGCTGGTCGTATGAATGGAAGAGAAAGTCGGTGCTGGGCCAAGAAGACCCAGCGCACCAAGTGGCTCTTCGCCGCATGGGCTGGGACCCCGTTCCCTCCGCTCGCCACCCCGAGATGATGCCTTCGGACAACATTTCGAACACCATCGAGCGCAAAGGCATGATCCTCATGGAGCGCCCCACCGAGTTGGTGGAGGAAGCTCGCATGATCGAACTGCAGCGCGCTCGCCAGCAAGTGAACCATAAGGAAGCCCAGCTTGCGGGCGTTCCGGAGGGCGGTCTTGGCAACCGCGATCATCCTCAGGTCAAGCCCCGTATCGGCAAATCCTACGAGGCCATGCCGATCCCCAAGGAATAACGAGATCGTCAAGGGAAACGTCATTCGGTCGTTTCCCTTGACACGCGTTCCGAAATCTGCTAGTTTAATTTGTCTCCCCCGTTGCGGAGACGCCACTTTTCCCCCGGTTCTTATTCGCCCCGATGCGCGATGATGAACCTCCTGTAAGAAGGAGATTCCGTCATGGCGAATACACAAGCCTATAACGGTTTCAGCCAGTACAGTGGAAATGGTTCTGCCCCGACCTACGAGCAGGTCGTCGCCACCATTCAGTCCACCAACACCACTGCAATTTACTACGGCGACCCCGTTGAACCCAACGCTGCTGGATACATCATTCAGGGCACTGGTTCGATTAGCATCGCTGGCGTCTTCGTTGGTTGCAAGTACCTCTCGACGAGCCAGAAGCGCACCGTTTGGTCCAACTATTGGCCCGGCAGCGACAACAACGGCAACGTTGAAGCCTACATCATCAACGACCCGAACGCTCAGTTCACGGTGTCTGGTGATAACTCCACCTCGCTCTGGGTTCAGGCCGCGATCAACGCCAACTGTGGTTATGCGATCGGTACGGGCAACACCGCTACCGGCGTCTCGGGGGCCTATCTGGACTCCACGACCATCAACACCACTTCAACCCTGCCTTTCCGCGTCCTTGGTTACGTGATCGACCCTCCGGGCGCGAACGGCACCGAAACCGGTGCGTATCGCAGGATTATCGTTGCCTTCAACAGCGTGTCTACCAAGACACTCGTTGGCATCTAAGGAGTAAGGACCAATGGCTGTCAATCTTTCTGCCATCAAAGACCTTCTCCTCCCCGGCCTCCGTGGGGTTGAAGGCAAGTACGAGCAGATCCCGTCGCAGTACGACAAGATCTTCACGAAGCACGATTCCAAAATGGCGCTTGAGCGCACAGCGGAAATGCGCTTCTTGGGTCTTGCTCAGCTGAAGACCGAAGGTGGTCAGACTCGCTTCGACAACAACGCTGGTGAGCGTTTCATTTACAACCAAGAGCACACCGAAATCGGTCTTGGTTACGCCATCACCCGCAAGGCTGTTGACGACAACCTCTACAAGACTCAGTTCGCCCCGTCGAACCTTGGTCTTATTGAATCGTTCCAGCAGACCAAGGAAATCTACGGCGCTAACATCCTCAACACCGCGACGACCTATAATGCGTCCATTGGTGGTGACGGCAAGGCGCTTGTGGCTTCCGATCACCCCATCGACGGTGGGACGATCTCGAACTACGGTACTACGGAACTCAACGAGTCGACCCTGTTGAACTCGATGATCGCCATTCGTACCAACTTCAAGGACATGGCGGGCCTGAAGGTCTTCGCTCGTGGCCGTCGCCTGATCGTTCCCCCGGCTCTAGAGCCGGTCGCGATCCGCCTCACCAAGACTGAACTTCGCCCCGGTTCGGCGGACAACGACGTCAATGCCATCATGATGACTGCGGGCGGTCTGCCCGAAGGCTACATGGTCAATGACTTCTTGACCTCCTCGACGGCTTGGTTCCTCCTGACGAACATTGATGGCCTGTCCTATATGCAGCGCATCAAGTTCGAGACGGACATGCAGGTTGACTTCGTCACCGACAACCTGCTGGTCAAGGCTTACGAGCGCTACAGCTTCGGCTACTACAACTGGCGTTCGATTTGGGGCAACTTGCCGTCCTAAGGTTAATTGGGCGGGGCTTCGGTCCCGCCTTTCATCTAGGGTAACCGATTGTACTGACCGCCCTAGCGGACGCTGCACAGACAGTACAATCCCATCGTGCAGGAGGTTCCTATGGGAACAACCACGTTTACCGGTCCTATCAAGGCGGGCAACGTTCTTAACACGACCGGCACCACTGCTGGTACGATCAAGAACGTCGGCTTCGTCGCCATGGCGCAGACCGCGACAATCACGCAGGCGCTTACGGCCACGGCTTACGCCACGCGCATCGTCATCCCCGCCTACAGCCACATCTTGAACATTCAGTTCCTGACGACGGTAGCTTGGAATGGTGCTGCCGCTACCATCAGCATTGGCACCAGCGCAACTTCGACTGAGCTTGTTGTGGCTGCCAGCCTTGCCGCTATCGGGCAGTCTTCGGCTGGTCCCGGCACCAACGCCACTCGCACGGCGCTCTGGACCAACACTGGTGCAACCGACATTGTTATTTACGCTCTGTCCGCCAACACTGGCGATGGCGTCGGTGACCTTGTTGTTCGCTACATCCAAGCTGAGAACGCTTAAGCCATAGGAGATCGTCATGAAGGGTAAAGGTCAATTCAAACTTGGAAATCCCCCCACCGAGTCTCTCGGCGGCGATTTCTACGCTGGCGGCAAGTCTAACGTCGCCAAGGAAGCCAAGAATAAGGCTGAAGGCTTCAAGAAGGGCGGCAAGACCGTAAAGATGTCTGGCGACAAGGCCAAGGCTTCTGCGGATCGCATGCCCCGCAAGGCTGGCGGCAAGGTCATGTCTTCGGCTTCTGGCGGTACGCCGCGCGCCAAGTCTTCTCACTACTAAGATCATCCTCCCCTGATCTAACGTGAGACTAACGGGGGCCGTGTGCCCCCGTTTTGCTAGGAGGTTCCCGTGACCGCTGCATGGACTCGTAAGGAAGGTAAGTCTGCATCTGGCGGGCTTAATGAAAAGGGCCGCGCTTCACTAAGAGCGCAGGGTCAAGATATTAAGCGCCCGCAGCCAGAAGGCGGTTCACGAAAAGACAGCTTCTGTGCTAGGATGACGGGCATGAAGCGGAAGCTGACAGGGTCTGCAAAAGCTGCTGACCCTGATAGCCGCATCAATAAGTCGCTCAGAAAATGGGATTGCTGACATGGCCGAGAAACCTTTTTGGGAACAAGATGCCCCGAAGGACGCCAAAGAAAAGCACCTGAGCCGCAAACAGGTTCAATCGGCGAAGGCTAGTGCTCGCGCCGCTGGGCGTCCTTATCCGAATTTGGTTGATAACGCCGCCGCCGCCCGCAGCAAGGGGAAATGATATGCAGTACTCCGCTCTTACCAAAACTGGGACAGGTCGCAGCACCATTTGCGTTGTTGACGATTTTCAGGCCCCATTCAATATCGGCGTTGCCGTTTCAATAAGCTCAACAGCGACGTTCACGGTTGAGTATTCTCTTGATGATCCAAACGCTGCTGGCTATTCGGCTGGTTCGGCTGCTTGGTTTGTAGCGCCGGGTTTTACATCCGGTTCGGCTGCTATAGGTGGCGCAATCACCATCCCTTGCCGTGCCATTTGTTTGAACGTGTCGGCTAACGCTGGAACGGTTACGGCTCAGATCGTTCAAGCCGGACCTGTCTAATGGCAACGAGCAACACCTATTCGTTCAATCCCGGCTTAGGCGAGCTTACGCTGTACGCCTACAACCTGATTGGGATTCGAAACACGGCGCTGCTGCAAGAGCATATGGAAGCCGCTCGCATGGCTTCCAACATGCTTTGTTCGCGCTGGTCCAATATGGGTGTAAACCTCTGGGCAGTTGATCTTGTGACGACCGCTCTTGTTACAGATCAGGCGACATATGCTGTCGATGGCAACACTGTCATGATCTTGGACGCTTACGTCCAAAACGATGACTCTGGCGCAAACATCGACCGCATTATCATGCCGGTGAGCCGCACCGAGTATGCCAGTTATCCTAACAAGGAGCAGCAGGGGTTCCCGACTGTCTACTGGTTTGACCGTTTGATCAGTTCTTCGCGCTCTACGGGCTCCGCAGGGCCTTCTATCACACTGTGGCCGGTCCCAAACACGGACAACGGCCCGCAGTCGCTGAAATACTACCGGGTGCGCCAGATACAGGATTCTGCACTGTCCAATGGGCAGACTGTTGAGATCCCCTATCTCTGGCTTGAAGCGTTTGCCTACGGGCTCGCAATGCGGTTGGCCCAGATCTGGAACCCGGCTGCGGTGGCGATGATCAAGCCGATGGCTGATGAATCGTACCAGATCGCTGCAAGTCAGAACATTGAGCAGGCTCAACAGTACATCTCCCCGATGATTTCCGGCTATTTCCGCTAATGGAGGGGATGAATGGGTTACGCATCCCGATCCGGCAGAGCTAGAACTAGCGCCAGAAACCCGCAAGCGTTTGCGATCTGCGACCGCTGCGCAATCTGGTACAACCATGTGAACCTTCGCTGGCAGTACGATTGGGCGGGTGCGAGCTTGATCAACAAGCGCATTCTTGTCTGCAATACTTGCTATGACGAGCCGCAGCAGCAGCTTCGCGCCATTATCATTCCTGCCGATCCTACGCCGATTGTGAACCCGCGCGTTGAGCCTTACGCTTGGGACGAGATCGACCGCCGCCAATTGTCGGGTTACAACACCACCAATGCGCAGACAGGTATCCCGGTTCAGCAAGGCGACACTCGCGTTACCACCATTGATGGCGACATTCCTGACCGGACTCGCGTCACGCAACAGACCGGCGAAGCTCCTTACGGGACAAACCAAAAGCCCGGCACCGATCCCAATGCTGTGACATTCCGCGACATCACCAATGTCACGAACAACGGAATCGGGATTATTCGCGTCACCGTAAGCGTCACTTCTGGGTTTATTACAGGCCAGCGGGTAATCATCAACGATGTTGATGGGGTTGATGCGGCCAACGGGAAATGGACCATCACGGTTATCAATCCCAGCCAATTTGATTTGCAAAACTCATCATTCACTGGCGCATACGTCAGCGGCGGATATGTTATAAACAATCCCAGCTTGCCTTATGGCTTTGATGAAGTGCCCAAGACAGGACCGCTCTGATGCCTCGTTACGCTAGTAATGTTCAGATCCCCAATCTTGGTGCTGTTGTTTCTCTAAACGGCACTGAACAACTCGAAGTCGTTCAAGCTGGCGAATCCAAACGAGCCACAACACAGCAGATTGCTAATCTGCAAGGCGTTGGCCCAACGGGGCCTATGGGAACAACCGGCCCGACCGGCCCCACCGGCCCCAGCGTAACCGGCCCCACGGGGTCTACAGGCCCTGCTGGTGGCCCCACCGGCCCCACCGGCCCCACCTCCACTGTTGCTGGCCCTACAGGGCCTACAGGCCCCACGGGAGACGCCTCCACCGTGCCCGGCCCTACAGGCCCCACAGGGCCAACTGGTGCGGCTTCCATAGTTGCTGGACCCACTGGCCCGACTGGGCCTACTGGTGACGCCTCTACGGTTCCCGGCCCCACCGGCCCCACCGGAGCGCAGGGAACATCGTCCAATTTGTTCTTGTACCGCGCCAACACCAGCGCAACGAGCGGTTACCCCGGCGACGGCGACATTCTCTGGGACACCGCAACGCAGATCAGCGCGACAAGCATCAATGTCAGCCACCTGACGGATGCCAACGTCGATATTGACATCTTCCTTGCTCTCTTGAGCGTGGGAGAACAGATTGTTATCCAGAGCCAATCGGCCAGCGCGGATTTCCAAATTTGGACCATTTCCGGCGCTCCGACAAATGTGAATCCGGGCGCAGCCAATTCCTATTGGACATATCCAATCACCCTCAACTCATCTGGTGGGATCGGAACAACCAACTTTACCAGTGGTCAAACCTTGTTTTTGGCGCTGGTAAACGGAATAAGCGGCCCGACTGGACCCGGAGGCCCCACCGGGCCAACTGGGCCTACGGGGGCAACCGGCCCAACGGGCTCGATTTACCCGACTGGCGGATCTCCGGATCGCATCTTCTATGAAAATCAGCAGACGGTGACTGCGAACTACACGCTTACGACCAATTATAACGCCATGACTGCTGGGCCGATCACCATCAATTCTGGGGCTGTGGTCACTGTTCCGTCCGGCAGCTACTGGACCATTGTTTAATTCCAACAGCAAGGGGGATGCTATGGAGAACAAGTTGAGGATATGCGTCTATGCGATTAGCAAGAACGAGGCGCATTTTGTGCAGCGTTTTTGCGAGTCCGCGCAAGATGCCGATCTCATTATGATTGCTGACACTGGATCAGACGATGGTCTTCCTGAAGAGGCGGTTAAATATGGGGCGGTTGTTCATCATATTTTCATCACTCCTTGGCGGTTTGATCTGGCTCGCAACGCTGCTCTCGCTCTTATTCCTCGCGACTTTGATGTTTGCATCAGTTTAGACATTGACGAGGTTTTGCAGCCGGGTTGGCGCGAGGAGATTGAGCGTGTCTGGATCAAGGGAGAAACCACCCGCCTCCGCTACATGTTCGACTGGGGATGCGGCATCAGCTTCTACTACGAGAAGATCCACGCCCGGCACGGATACCACTGGCACCACCCCTGCCACGAATATCCTGTACCTGACGGACGCATCACAGAAGTCTGGGCGCAGACCGACTTCCTCATTGCCGTCCACAAGCCGGACCCGACCAAAAGCCGGGGGCAGTACATGGATCTATTGGAGCTTTCTGTAAAGGAAGACCCCGACTGCCCGCGCAACGCCTTCTACTACGCCCGCGAATTGAGCTTCCATGGCCGGTGGCAGGA